TAATTCAAATTCATCTAGCGCCGCAAAGATGGTCATAACCGTTTCACTGGCCTCTTTATCTGGGCCTGCGGTAGAAGCTGGATTATCGGCATAGTCTCGCATGATTCGGTATTCTATCACCCAAACGGCACATACAGTGTCATTGTAGTTGGCTTACCCCATAAAATGTTACTTCTCCCGCTTCATCACAGTTCTGGATGTTAAGGCGCAAGAAGCATCCCGGCATGGGGAAACTTACCACCCCAGCCGAATACGTGCCAAATTGGCATCGCACAAACTCTCCTGGCTTGCTAGAAACCCAGTCCGTGACCTCAAGCACAGTCCGTGCATCCTCCCACAAATACTCAAAGCGAATCTTACATGCCGTAGTGGTCTTGATCCAGCAGGCGAATACCTTCGTAGCACGAACGTCTATCAATTTCTGCGGGATTAAAAGTTCGTTCGGCCCAATAGCGCGGGCATCAAGGTCATAGTGATCGGCCTCCATATGGAAGGAATGCTCAGAGTAGCGCCGCATTGGCGGAAGTATATCACGATTTATCCAAACGGCACGTATGCACCCGGTAATCGCGGCGGCTGCACGATCCGCTGCTCCGCTTTCAACTTCTTGGCAGGCTCATGAATGCTCACCGCCATCGTCCTAAGAGCGTCAGCCGGATGTGAATTAATATCGTGTAATGGCTCTCGCTTCAACTGCCCAGTAGCAGGCAGCGGCCCCCACTGGTAGCGCCGCAACCGCGCTATCCCATCCGCACACTTATCAGCGTCGAAGTACAACTGAGGGAAGATCCGGCGCACCGCATCAATGCCACCTGCCTTCGATGATTGATCGAGAATCCGCAGCGTGAAACCCTTCCCGCGTATGCTTTGCTCCGTAGACTCACGGTTCATCTTGGTAGCAGCATCCCACGGCCAAGTGATCGCAGGCGCTTCCATGCTAGCTGAATACGTATAGCCCTTCTTCTGCAAGACTTGCAGGTAGTGATCCGAAGACTGGAAGTTATCCTCGTGATAATCAATAATGCGGTATTGAAAGCCCGCACGCTGCGCGAACCAGATGCAAACCAGATCGGACCATCCCAAGTCCCAGAAAGTCCTAACCGGCAGCGAAGCATCATACGGTACAGCGCATATACGCCCAGCGCCTTCCGCCGCCATGATCTCGGCTTTGTAGATTGCGCCCTCAAGAGTACTCCTAGTACTGCCTTCATAAACATGCTGGAATGTGTCTGGATCGGTGCGCTGCAAATAGGCTATCTCATCCGCAGACTCCTGCGAAAGCCATGCGTTATCGCGGTAACTGGTCTTGCACACGATAGCACCATCGGGCGGGTTGACCACAAAGCGCAGATAGGTGTCGTCGGTGGCAAGTTCAGGATTGAACGACACCCAAATCTCGGACTGCGGCAGGTTCTTAGACTTGCGGATAGTGGGAATCAGCGTCTGCCATGACTTGCGCGGCACGTTGGCAGCTTCCTCAACCCAACAGATGTCCAATCCCTCGAATGACTTGAGTTGCGCGACGCTGAGGTTGCGAAGGCCCGCGAAAATGAACTCCGTGCCGTTCTTGCCGCGTATGGTGAAGTCCAGGACCTTGTAGAACTCCTCGAGGTGCAAACCTTTGATCTGATCGCTGAGAAGCTGGTGAACGGATTCGCGGATTGATTGCTGCGTTTCACGGGCGCACAGGATACGCAATGGCTTCTGAGTGCCCAACGCCAGTAGTGTGCGAGCGATGGACCATGACTTGACACCATCACGGCCACCGTAGAGGATCTTGTAGCGATTTGGTTTGAGGAGGAAGACGAGCTTTTCGGGGATCTCGACGTTAACCTGCATTCGCTAGTTTGTAACGCCGCCCCTCGGAGGAAAGGCGGCGCATTGCCCGTTGTGTCGAGCGACTGTTGTGACGCAGTCTATTGACACGCTACCCGATTCGGGTGTAAATTGCAAGCGTGGCGCAGAACGATCCTCAAATAACCAACGTAACCCAGAGCGAAGGGACGCCAGCTCCACTACTCAGTGCACATATTGGCGGCATGATCCAGGAAGCCGTCCTAGCCGAGCGGGAACGCTGCGCCAGGATCGCAGCTAACCATCTTTGCGCTATGGGACCATCGGCGTGCGCTTGTGCGCCTTCGATTGCCGCAGAGATCAGGAGCGGTAAGTGAAACGCGACCGCATAACCTTCAAGACGTGGCGCAACGTTGCTACGCCAGCTAGACGCAACGCAAGCTCAAGCTGCAAATCCTAACAACCCGCCGCGAAACGAAGCCTAAACAGCTAGGAGCGGATAACGGGTCAGCCGGGTAAGTGGGATCAACCACTTGGTCGCAATTCAATGCGGCTGGCGTAAGCCACGGACCTCAGAACACCAACTGAGGGGGTAGGGGGTGTGTGATCGAACACCTTGCGTCTGCGACGATCCCCGGTGTTTACTATAACCTGAGCCTTTAACTTTAGCTGTGCTCACTCAGGCTCTCGCACAGCTTCAGTTCTTACGATTCATGGGTTAGTGGGCCTCCCCGAAAAGGTCAAACTCCGGGCGCGCCTGACCAGATACAGCGCGGTTCGGAGGCCCACGGATATTATACTCTCATTCGCTCTTATCCGTCTTCACTGGCAGTATGTTGAGAGTGATCGGGCCGCCGCCGGCCCCGGAAACCTCGTTCTGAACCTTATCACCCCACTTCTTGGGGTTCCACTTCGCTAGCAGCTTCAAATCAGTGTCAACGATAAGTTTGTCGCGCTGCACGTCGCCAGACGATCCTACACCACCCCTGGCAACGTCCCGCAATCCTGCTGCGATCACGTCTTCACCTAAATCCCGCGCGCGCGCGATGGCTTCCTTAACGTTGTCATACTGTTGCATCCAATCCCAAACCGCTGAATAGCTAGGCATAGCGTCACTGCGGCAAATCTGGGCCATTGGCTCACCATCGCTGAGTCGAGCACAGATAGCTGTAATGATTTCATCGCTGTAAATACTGGGACGTGCCATGAGTGGATTGTAACCGCAAACGCAAGAGAAAACTATCTTTTGTTTGTTTGCAACAATTTGAGAGAAATCTTAAATGAGAGAGCGTAGATTGCTATTGTTATTACCATTGATATCGTGATATCGTACTAATCATGAACAGCGTGCAAATGGGCAAGCGATGCGTATATGCCCATGTGATTGATGGAGTGACGCTTTATGTTGGCAAGGGATATGCCCAGCGTCCTTACGAATGGCGCTATCGCACACAGCGGTGGAAGGATATCATTGCGGGTCGTGAGTTTGAGGTGAGGATTCTTGGATGGTTCGACACGGACGCTTTAGCCTCTGATTTCGAGCACGAAAAGATCAAAGAATTCAATCCGCCTGCGAATGGCCAGGTTGCGCCGCATATCAAGAATCAGCCACGATCAGCCACGTTCAAACTAAAAGCAATGGAAGCCGATGGAAAGTATGAGCATGGCGCGAAGCGTGAAGCGGGTATAGGGTTTCACAAATGCCAGCACTGTGGGTATGAGTGGAATTCACGGGTGGAGGAGCCAAAATGCTGTCCGTTTTGCAAGCAACGTCTGAATCGAAAAGCATGAGGCTGCGCAGAACAGACGATGCGCCCAAGTGCTGCCCTGCGTGTAAGTCTAGATATTGGAATGAGTTACGAGAAAAGAAAGAGTAAAGCAAATGAAACGCGGAGACAAAGTAATTTGTAATGGCTATCGTGGTAGCGTCTACGCCGTCTGCGAAGGCCAGCTATCCGGCATGGTTGAAGTCATGGTTCCGGGGGGAATAGTTTGCGTGGACGCCACCGAATTAAAACCAATCACTGATGCTATCCGATTCGACCAGTACGGCAAATGGATTACTGAGGGAGAATTGCCGTTATGAGTGATACTTACGAGTTCCTGAAGGCCCAGAAAGACGCTATTATCGAAAAACAGCGGAGCCTCGTAGAAAAGCGTGCGCTCAACGCTGAAAGAGCCTTGCGGATCATCGCAGCATGGCATTTTGAAGGCACCGATTCTATCCTTGAATGCCAAGACCTCGCACGCAAAACCCTAGCCGACAATGCTGGTTGGAGTGCGCTTCACAGCCAGCCACGCGAGGAGGGGAAAGCGAAATAACTTATGGTAGCAGCGGCGTGGATGGTGACACGCGCTCAGTCCGGGTGCCCTGTGCGATGATCCCCGGCTATGGTTTACCAGAGCAGGATGCGCGGAATAATGCGCTCCCACAGGAATGCGGGTCAGAACCGCACTGCTACCACCGAACCACAACCGGGCGCAAATCCTAACTTGGAGTAAAGAATGAAGTTAACACGTGAAGAAAAACTTGAAATCGCACTCAAGCGCGCAGTGTCAGCAGGAGAGTATGTGGTCCGCTTGGTGGAGGATACAGGCAATTGTGGCATTAGCCCAAATCCCAATGTGAAATCCGATTGGCTTGCAACTTCGATGCATTGCTATGCCGCGATGAATTGGGTCAAAGAAGCGCGGGAGGCACTAGCATCATGAAAGGCCTCTATCACGCCCAGCGCGGCCATGATGAGCTTATGCGTCCGCACCTCGTCTACCAGCGCAAGCAAGTCAATGACGGCGTATGGAGGCCCGTGCTGGCCTTCCTGCTGTTCATCGTCTGGCTA